GGTCATAAATGATAAAAGGAAAAGTAGTTGTTTGAGGTGCTACATTAGGAAATATCCTAGTGCCAACCAAAGCACTGACATCAGTGTCATTTACTAAAATATAATATATTGATTTACCTATTTGCATTACACTCCAAATTTACCATATTTTTGTAACTTTTTCTCATGACTTTTTATAGCTTTTGCCATAATAAACTCAGCATCACCCATAGCATTTTGTGTTACTTTTAAATAATTACTTTTCCATGATGGCTCAATAAATGGCTGATCCTCTCCAAATCCTCTGCCTCCAAATTTTACTTGACCTCCATACTCAACCCATGCTCCATAATATCCACTTTTTTCATTTCTGTATGCACCTTTAACTCTTGGACCAACAAAACCTCCTAAAAATTTTCTACTCCTTCTTGTTGTAAAATATCCTATACTTCTTTTTAGTGTTTCAGTTCTTTTTTTATTTGACTGATTTTCTTGGCCTTTTAAGCTATTCAAATTTGATTTTGCAGCATCAATAAAAGGCTTTGAGTTTTTTCTCCAGAATTTTTGCCATACAGTATTTTTTTTGATTTGTTTAGGTAGTTGCATAAACATATCATTTAATTCTTTTGTGCCTAAAACTGTTACGTTAGATTTTGCCATTAATCTTTATTTTCACAAATTATTTCTAAAAACGCAGTTCTTCCATCTATCTGATTAATTACTTTTGGAAAATAATATTTACCATCATAAGTTAATCTTGATTGTAAAGTTAAATTGTTCATGTCTAAATTTCTAATATATATGTGCAACTTAGTCATGCCAGTTATTTTTTCTGATTGATCAACCCCTTCACTTCCGCCTCTCCATTCTATCGCAGCCCAAACTGTACGAAAAGCACTATATGACCTTGTCAATTCACCATAATCATTCCTTGATGTACTAACATTATAAATTTCAACTCTTCTATCTAGTTCACCTATTGTCATCCTACTATTTGAACTTTATAAGTATCAAGCAACCATTTACTATTTTGTGGCAACTCAGTTGCAGTTTTACCAGTTATCACAGATTGTCTGTTAGAATAGAAATTCCCGATAGTTAAAAGTATAGCTTGTTTAATTATTTCTGGAACATCACTTGCTGAACTTCCATATCCAACTGTGTATCTAACTAAAACAGCATCATTTCTTTTTGTTATTGTTGGAAAATTTTGTCCATCAACTAATTGTATTTGTGATGGCTCATAATTTAATTGAGCATTATAAATATCATTATTTAATAAAACATTAATTGATGTTGTTCCTAATGATGTAATTGTAAATTGTGAACTTGGAGGACCAGTTGTTGTAATTGTTACAGTATCTCCAATGTTATAACCGCTACCAGCTTGATTTATTCTTGCAGTTTGAACAGCCCCTCCACTTGTTGTTATGTCAACTGTTAACCCAGTTCCATTTACACTTAATGTTTCAACATTCGTTCCATCAGTATAACCAGAGCCACCAGATGGACTTGAAATTGTTGAAGGTATTGTTGTTGTACTACTTGGATAATATTTAACATGATCAACTGAACGAACTTTGCTTTTAAACAATGTTTGTAATTCAGCAAAACTACTTGCATATTGTTCAATAACAGTATCAATAAAAAATCTATTGGTGTACTCTTCACTTAATTGTGTTGCAGCTTTTATAATAGATTCAATGTAAGTATCATCTGCGGTAGTATCAACTTTTAAATGTGATTTTGCCTCTGTTAAACTTACTGGATATGTTGTTGCAGCTGTTATTACTTGATATGTTTTCATATTATTTAGTTATAAAAAAAGGGATGATGGTAAGTCCACCACCCCTTTTCTGAATTAAATATTAATTATTAAGCCTCAATTAAGTTTGCAAAAGCTGTTGAATTTTGTACAGCAGCACCATCAACTAATGAAGTTACAATTAATCTTGGAATTCCAATTCCTCCATAAGTGTATGGATCAAATAAAAGATCAAGACCACCAAACTGTGCAATGTGTACTTTTGAGAAATCTCCATAAAGTACATGCCCTTTATTAGATGCACCACTAGCAGCAACATTAGAACTAACAAAAGCAAACATGCCATTAACAGTTTTATCTCTCATATCATAAGCAGCAGATACATTACTTACTAAAGGAGAAGTTTTAATGTCTGCATAAGCATCACCATCCATTAAGTAAGCCATTCTTGCACCTTCGTAAGTTCCTTTGTTACCAATGTATGTGTTATCTAATGCAGATGCAGTAGCACCACTAAAAGCAGCAGTTGAACCAGCAGCAGCAGTAGCAAAAATAGAAGCTGGGGCATTTGTTACATTACCTGTATCTAATAAAGCAGTTTCTAAATAAGAAGCTATACTTGCAGCCATGTTTCTTTGTAAAGCACCTTCTAATGAAGAATTTTGAACCATAGATTCTTGCGATACATTTACTATAGAAATAATTTTATTAGGTGTTAAAGTAACGTTTGTAGTAGTACCTTCACCATCAGCTTCTGTTCCACCAGTTTCTGGTTGCCATGCAGAAGTAATTCCGCTTATAACTGGTAGCTTCATGTTTTCTACCCCAAAATAAGTATTCGCTCCGGCTGAAGCTAATACAAGATTACTTTGTAACTGGTCTGTAAAACTCATAGTTCTTATAGAATTTTGATTTGTTGTATCAACATAATCTTGAGCTCTTGTTAAAATAGAAGATGGTATTGCTACACCTCTATAGTTTTGACCTGTATATCTTGCTTTTGCTCTAGCTTCTTGATCCATTTCTTTATAAATTCCTGATAAATCACCAGAGTAAGCCGCTCTAACAGCACCTTGAAAAGTAAATTTTTCTAAGTCTTTATCTTTTTTTGTAGCTGTAACTCCAGAAACAACTGCAGCGTTACGCTTTATAGTTTCCATTTTTTCAGCTCTTTCAATCTTAGAATCAAGATTATCAACTTCCGCTAATAATCCATCAACTTGACTGTTCTCGTCAGAGGTTAAATCTCTTTCCTCAGTTGTAGCAACATCTTTAATGTTTTCCAACTGAGAAATAATGTCTGATCTTTCCTCCTTTAAAATAATTGATGTTTTCATTTTATAATTTTTTAAATTTATTTTCTCTTTTTTAATTCAATATTTAATGAGATAAGAGAATTTCTCACTAAATTGTTTTCTTTTTCTTCAATAATTTCTTCTTTAGTTTCCTCAACTAAACTTTCTTGATATTCTTTTAATCCTCTTTTTGCAACAACTAAATCAGATTCAGCCATGTTGTAAGCTGGATATGTTACAGGAGAGACGTCGTAAAGCCTATCAATTTTTTTGATTGTTCTAATGTTGTTACCTTCATCATCAGTTGACCAGTCATCTTCTGCAACTGTAAATGCAAATGAGCTTTGTGTGATATCACCACGCTTCATTGAGATAGCTAAATCTTTTCCATAAGATGTTTCTGGCATTTCAAATTCATATTTTAATCCTCTTTCATCAGCTGTTAAATTTAAAGTTCCAGATGTATTTCTTGCAAGAATTAAATTAGGATCATGATTTATTAAAGCTCTAACATCAGAGTTTCCAATTAGTTCCTCAGTAAATGCCCCCCTTTCTATAAACTCATAAAAGCCACCAAGATTGTTTGACCTTGAATCATAAACACTAGCATGACCAACAACTAAATCTCTACCATCTTCAGTTGAATCAACTCTTGTTTCTATATTAAAAATTCTTTTTTCCATATTATTATTATTTTTTTTATTTTCTAATTGAGTATTGCAAACAGCTAATCTTTGTTTTTCATCTTCAAAATCCTCAACCATGATTTCATCTGACATACATCTGTCAATAAAATCTTCATTCGTTTCATTTATATTAGGAGTTGGTATCGGCATCTTCACCAACTTTGTCTATTGTTGTCATATTCATTTGCATGAAATGTTTATCACCACCTTCAATAGAGTTCATATTTTCTTTTTGTCTAACTTCATTTATTGACATATAACCATTTGTAATTGCAGTTTTATATGCCTCAGTTCTTGATTTTACATCACCTCTCAACAATCCATTTACATTAAACTCAACAAATGTTTTACCTAATTCATTTGTTCTAAATAGTTTAAGATTCATCTCAGCTTCAATGCGATTTATATAAGGCATGAGTGTGTAAGTTAAGAACTCTTGAGATTGCATTTCAATATTGTTAAAACTTGATTTACTTAAATCTTTCAACATATGTGGGGGCACGTTAAATATTCTTGCCACTTCTTCAATACTAAATTGTCTTGAACTTAAAAACTGTGCTTGTTCTGGACTTATTGAAATTGGCTTAAATGTTAATCCTTCCTCTAATACAATAGTTGAATTACTATTTTTTAGTTTACCATAGTTATTGTTAAAGCTTGTTTTTAATCTTTGTAAAGCTGTATCACTTAAAGCTCTATCTGTTTGCAATATTGAACTTGGTTTTGCGCCATTTGAAAAAAA